ATAACGCATCCATCAAATCATCATTACGTGATACAGGATGTTCAAACAGTTCATCTACTAAGTCGGTCATTGATTTACGTATATAAAGTCTTTTTGAATTTACTATCGGACCAAGCGAAGTTTCAAGTCTATCCTGTTTCTTTATACCACCGGGTGGACGTACGCCTTTAAATATGCCCGGCATCAACCTACGTTCTTCGCCAGCAAGTCTGGTAGTCATATCACGTACCATTTCCTGTGCGGCTACGTTTTCTATATTTACTCTACGTACAGGTGAGTATTTCTTAGCATACTTAATTATTATTTCGGGTAAGTCAAACGTTGGTATACGTTCTCTGAAGTAATCTATTACATATCTATTTTTATCAGAATCAATACCAAGTACAACTATTGCTTGATAATCTGAAGTTGACGTAGCGGTTGCAGCTATATCAACTCCTATAAAAACGTTTACAGGTATTCTATCACCATTTAAATCTAAAAATGTAAAATTGTCTTCAGATATAAACGTTGAGTTATGAAATTGTATTTTATCTATTTTAAAAGATGCAGACGAAACGTCACGTGCGTCATTCATATATTCTTGAGCAAACTTATTAAGCATAC